AGCGAATCGAACCACCGAAAGTGCCGATTTCAGGTTTAGAACTTGCTCCACTCGAATATCACAAGTATTGTGAGATTCAATTGGAATATGATAAATGCCGAGACTTTTCCATGAAAAGACTCAATGAACATATCCTAGTACAATGGCGAACCGATAAAGGTCCAAAAAGTTCATTGGTGGAATTGTCTGCAATTAATCATGTTGCTTTTGAAATCTCGGGGACTACGCTTGAACCCCATACATTGACGAGAGCAATTGGTGTAGCGAAAGCCTATTATAAAGAACAGCTACATCAAAAGAAACGTTCTGCCTATCCGCAAGCCCAAGAAGTACTGCAGGTGGCAGCTATTGCAATGACAATGAATCTCCAAGATCGTTATGAATTTTTGGACGCCATAGTACGTGGTACTCATGAATTGAGATTATCGTGGAATGAATTAATAACAAACTTCGTATTCAGAAAGTGGCGAAGTATTCCATGGTTTTGGATTTTTATGAGCCTTTTATTCATGATGTTGATTGGTTTGATTTATTGGATTTGCAATAGTCCACAAATATTACGAGTTTTGCTGTTCTGGATAGCACTGGGAATCGTGGTGCTCACAGTAGTTTTCGGATGTTTCATCTATCATTACTATATTAGTAAAACTACTGATGCCGTAGAAGAGCCTAAAAGATTAACAAAGAAAGCTCTTTGCATGCCTCTCGAGGAAAAAGACATCCCACCACTTCGAGAAGGTTGTAGCATCGAAAAACCTACCACTGATAGGTGCGAGCATGTGAGAGAAAAGTTTTATATTTTTGAAGCTTGTCTTCATGAAGAAACACGCATGGCATCATCGTGCTCTCACAATGCTTTCCGCGCCTTCCATACCCGTCAAGCAAAGAAGCGACCACCAATGAACGAACAAACTTTTCAGCGTTTTAAGACTTTTGCTGAAGATTTTGTTAAACGTTTAGCCATTAAGGGAGCAAGACCAATGGCCTATGAAGTGTGGAATAACGCTTATGACGCAGCAAAGCGAGCTCGCAATGACATAGCAAAGAAGCGTATGGAAGAAGCCGGCAGTCGACCAGACGAGTATCCTGACAATAAATCTTTTATGAAGCAAGAGATACTCGTGAAGTCTGAAGAAGATTATGATCCTCGAATGATCACTGGAGTTTTTGACGAATACAACGTCGGAATTGGGCCCTATATGGCCACAGTCAGAGAGATAATGAAATCACTTTTTGGTTAGAAAGATTGTGCTTATGTAGATTCTTTCAAACGCATGAAGGGTGTTCATTTCCACTGTGGTCTCAACAAGGAAGAAATGGGTAAACTGATTTTTGACCAAGTAAAAGCCATGAACAATCCAGTACCATTTGAAAATGACTTCTCCAGATGGGACGGTTCCCTAGAAATCTTAATGCTCGAGATTGAACATGCGTTCTATAAAGCAATTTTTCCCAATGTCTTGGATAAGATGTTGGAGAAGCAGCTGAGATCGAAAGGCAAAATTGGAAACCCATTTCGGGATAAGAATGATTTGGATTTCGCTGCTCTTAGATATAAATTGGTCGGAAGTAGACGCACTGGTGATCAAAATACCACTATTGGTAATTCCTACCTAGACATTGTTCTTCAACTCTTCGCAATCAATGAACAATGTGCAAATGGGGTGACTGTTTGGGATCTGTTAGACTCAGGCAAGCTAACCATAAATGTGATGGGAGATGACAATCTCGGTTTACAGGACGGTTTCAAAATTGATTCCGGAAAATACATGCAAACCATGGCAGACTTAGGATTGACAGCAAAATTGAAATTTCCAAAAATACAAGACATGCAATTTTGCTCAAATCTCTTTGTCCCTGTAAACAACACTTACATAGCGGTCCAAAAACCAGGTAAGGCCATATGTAAGGCGTTTGCAACAACGAATAACCTAAATGAGCGTCAGGCGTCGTATTGGGTAAAGACCCAGGCTCTAGCTTATTCGAGAGATTTCTCAATGATTCCATTCATGAAAACTTGGTTCACACATGTTTGGAAGAAACACAGAGAAGCATCGAGGGTATCTTTGCCCAACTATGACCCGCACGAACAACAATTCAAACATTGTGCTAAAGATCATACTTGTGATAATGCCACTCTTGCTTGGTTACAAGCACGTTATGGTTTTACACATGTGGATTTTCAACGCATTGCTGAATGGTTGATAGCCCGACGTATTACTGACGTCGGAGGATACAGCCCAGAGATTAAAAGTATCTTGACGGTTGATCTAGAGTGGGAAGTAGTTGGAGGCTTTGATTTATCAACGATCAGCACTCTCAATGAGATTTGTGCGCAACAGCCCTCCAAATTCA